TTCCGATCTCTCTAATGCTGTAAAAATCGAATCCGTTATTGTAGATGTTATGGTTGTTATACCTTCTAATAATGTTTGGTTTCTTGTTATTGATTCAGCTATCCTTTGGTCTTGCTCTAATTTCCTTTCGTTTTCTTGCATTAAAGCAACTTGCCTTTCTTGCGTAACTGCAAATGTTTCGTTTAAAGATTCTTGTGCGGATTTTACTGCGTTAATAGATTCAGCTTGGTCTATTAAATTAGTTGGCAACAACCCAACTGCGCTTTCACCTTGACTACCTACGCCTCCACCACCGCCACCTGATACGGTTGTAGTTGGTTGTGTTCTAGGTATTACTACATTGGCAGCTTCTGTCTTGATTCCAAGTATGGCTTTTTTAGCCTTATCAATAAAAGAATCTATTTTATTTTCAGAATCGGTAAAATTAATATCTCCGAACGCATCTCCAACAATAGATGGTAAATCAGTTAAATCGTTTTTTAATTTATTAAATGATGTTCTAATATTGTCAATATTACCTGACTTAATCGCTCCTAATAACGATGTAAAATTAAATAGTTGTTTACCGAGTTGCAGCATTAAAGTACCAAACGCAACAAACGTTTTAAGCAAACCATTTACAACCTTTCTAACGTTTTCAAATTCGTAATACATTGCGCCAACTAATGCAACAACGCCAATAATGATTCCGGTTGGACCAGCTAAACCAATTATCATTTTAAATAAACTCCCCATTGATTTTGCTAATCCACCAATGACAGTTGCAAACTTTCCAATTACAAAAGTTGCAGGTCCAATTGCAGAAACAACCAATGCAATATTAATTGCAGTCGTTTTTGTTTCTGGACTCAATTGCTTAAACCTTTCAACTAATGCAGATATTAAATTAGATAGTTGGCGTAACCTTTCATTTAGGTTTGTTGATTCGGCAATGGCAGAACCTAACTCAGCAAACGCAATTGATGCGGAATCTTTAAAATTAGATAATGCGCCTCCTAATGTTTTGGATTGCATTTCCATTCCGCCAAAAAACTTACCGCCTTCAGCCGCAGTTCTTCTCAAAATATCATTTAAAACTTCAAAAGTTACGCCACCATCCGCTACAAATTTATTAAATGCCTTTCCGCTTAATCCTGTTTGTTCTTGCAACATTTCAAATACCGGAATACCTCTACTTGCAAGTTGTCGCAAATCTTGTGTAAATGCAACACCAACTGTCCTTGCTTGACCAAGGATTAATGCAATGTCATTAATATTGCTTCCTGTTGCAGCTGCAATGTCACCAAGGTATTGTAATGAATCTAACGCTTGGTCAGCAGAAAACCCAAATGCAATTAATTGTGATGTTGCCTTAACTAAATCCGTAACTTCAAACGGAGTAGATGCAGCAAATTTCTTAATCCTTTCAAATACGGCAGCACCAGCTTCAGCTGATCCGGTTAAAACCCTTAATCGTGCTTCAAGTTGTTCAAATTCAATTGCACTTGCAACCGCAGCACCGCCAGCACCCAATATTGGCAACGTTAAAGCCTGCGTTAAGTTAGAACCCAAACGCTCCATATCCTTCCCAAAACGCTGCATTTGCCTTTGTGCAGATTTGAGATTTTTCTGGAAATTCTCAATTCGTAAACCAAGTACAACGTTTAAATCTCTTGTTGCCATATCTTACGCTTGACCGTGATTTTTTCGCATAATTGCATCCATTCGCTTCCGCCACTCAATTTGTTCTTTCGTCAATTCCCTTGCTTTTGGCTTCTCACTTTTCTCCCAATCAAATTGAATTAAATCAGTCATCTTAATGGTTTTCCCTTTTCCCGAATACGGCTGTAAGCTAATTGTTGCCAACCATCTTGTTTGCTCCCATCGATTGCGAAACTCCAATTGTTTCATTTGATTAAAACCTTTGATCGCATCCATTACATCTCTAAAATCGGCACAATAAAAATCCTCTGCACTCATTCCAATCTGACCAATCGCGATTTCCCTAATTTGCCCCCAACTCATCACTTCGTGTGGGTCAGATGCGCTTTCGTTCGGCTCGTTTTCGTTTTTTTTTCTGCTGCCGGCATTGAATTTGAAAACAGTTCCATAACTCTATTAATCGCAGCCATATCCTCATCGAACTCATCGCACATTTGCTCAAATGACCATTCGAATGATTTACCTTCCTTTCGATGCCCATCCCTTAACGCCTCGTATATTAGCTTTAAGGTGTTTTTGTAATTTAACGTTTCTTGACCGAGCTGTAAAATAGAAATGCCCGTTTCCTCTTCGAAGCGAATCAATGTCGCATTTCCAAAAGAAACAGGCACTTCTGTATTGTTTATTTTTGTGAATCTAACCATTTTTTGTCCGTGTTTTTTGTGGTGTAATTAATTTTAATTAGTTCCTCTGTAAACCGCCCCCGATACTGTAAAGGTTGCAGATACTGACACGTTATCTTCGACTGGCGTATTGACTTCCCAAGATGTGCAATATGCACTAAATGAATAATAGTTATATCCGCTTGTGTTTTCCGTTAAGGTTAATGCCAAAACCGTACCGTTATCTAACGCATCAAATAAAACATCTGGCTGAACATTCGTAGATGTTTCATTATATAACGCTTCAACCGTTAATGTAGCGGATTTTTGCCCGGGTTTATTTGAAACCCAACCAGAAGATGGAGAATCCTTTGTTAGGATATTCCTCATTTCTCTGGTAACAGATAAAGTAGCTGATGTGGCTTCGCCTATCGCTGTAGTTCCGTCTTTGTAAACCCTCAGGTCTGTACCGTTAATAATATCGTTAACTGCCATTTTGTTATGTTTTTAAATTTTAAAATAATTTTCGTTTACTCTTTTTTGGTAATTGGATTGTTTCTTTTAATTCAACTATTTCCTTTTCTTTTTGGATTATTTTTTCAACTCCAAACGGCAAAATTTCTTCACAATATCCTTCAGCAATTAACTCTAATGCCTTTTTTTTCATTATGTGCGCCCGGTATCCCTTGTACATCATTTTATTAATACTTGGGTTGAACCAATCCTTTAAAAAAAATACTTCCATTATCTTTCTCTTTTTAGTCTTAAATCAAAATCCAATGACTTCCAAAACACACCTACTTCCTCGTTGTAATCTCCATCGCCCTCTCCTGTAAATCTAATCCTTTGTATTTGATGCCCTTCAACCGTTCCGGTATAAAAATCTAATGCAGATCTAACCGCATTAGCTAACTGTGTATTCTCATCATATTGTGTTGAATAGCAATCCACCTGAAAGCTAATTACATCTAATCCGCTTACACCATCTTTCGTTAAAGACGGCTCTTGATTCGTGATCGTATAAACCAAAAAAGGAAATGTCGTATTTTGTGGGGCAGTAATCGGATAAATTCGATAGTGTGCGAGATTATATACGCCACTATTAGTAGACAGAATATTATAAATAACTTTACCCAATTCATTCGATGTGGCCATTATTGAATTTTCCCGTTTGCAATATTTTTTAATCTTTTTTCCACCCCTCTTTGAATTAACGCATATACAATTCCTTGTGTTTGCCTCAATGCCGCGCCCGTTACCTTGTCACCAAAGGCCCTTGCACTGCCATATATTATATGAGCGTACCAACCATTGTTTTTCTTTTCGTTTGGATTTGGTATATTTTTTTTTCTGTTAAGTAAATTACCTACAATTGCAATAGGTCCTTTTATTTTTGTTTTTACCTCGGATATTATTTGAATAGAATATCTTAAATTCCCAATTCCATATTTTCCGCTAACTCTACCATAACCCTTCCCAGCTCTTTTTTTACCATTTAGTTTTGGTGTGTTGTAGGTATATAAAACATTGGATTTCAATTTCTTTGGAGCAAATTTTCTTTCAATGGTGTTATCTCGATTTCTTTGATTTGCTATCGGTGTTAGTTGTCTTGCTTTTTCTCTAACCACAATAGCAGCAGGATTTAATATCTTTCTAATCTCTTTAACGTCATCAACCTTGCGAATTAATAATTCAACATCCTTGTTAAATGAAATTAAATCCGCTTGGCTTAAATGTACCATTAATTTCTACTTTTAGCTTCCATCACCATAAATTGTTTTTCGGGTTCGTATATAATTCGTTCTATATCGTATAATATCGAATCAAAATTAATTCGCATTTTTTCATTAAAATCAGTTCTGTGCCGAACGGTAAACTGTACGTTTGATATTACGGTTTGTTTTGTGACAATTTCCTTTTCATCCGATCCGGATTTTTGATAATCAACCGCGCTCCATACGGTTGCAAATGTACTCCAGCTTTCATTCACTTGACCGGAAGTAGATCGTGTTTCGGTTACGGATTCAATCACTATCCGCTCGTTCATTCTACCAAGTATTTCGTTTTTATTCCATATCCTCATATTCCCACAAATAAATTGTAATTCAATCTATCTAACAAGGATTGCGAAGCCGTGTACCTTTCCTTGACATAATCACTTCTATTATGATACATATCCGATAGAACTAATCTAACTGCTTGACGAATCGAAGCCGGAACATCTGTTGCTGCATCTCCGTAGCCAGCTACATAAGTGACCGTCATAGAGTTAATTTCCGCTAATATATCCGGAAATACTTCGCCATATACTGGTGTAATTCGTGCCGCCTTTCGGTGTGTATCTACCTTATATAAGGATGAACTCCAAGTTTGTTCCGCTTCGTTCGTGTCGGTATAGATTATACTGGTTACGGATTGAACTGGATGAATCGTTAAATATAATGTCGGAAATAAATCGTTTATTTTCGGCTTCGGAATTTTGTCAAAAACCTCTTGAACAGTTTGTGTAATGAATTTTTGGCCGAGGTAATTTTCGCAGTAGTCAGTAGCTGCAGTAACCAAATCAGAAATAAGCGTGTCATCGGCGGAAGTGTCTATTTTTAAATAATTTTTAGCTTCTGATGTCGTCAGAATAGGAGTGGAAGGACCAGATGTAACCTTTACGTAACCCATTATTTTGTTTTACGAGTGCTTCGTTTTCTTGCAGTTGTAGTAGCTGATTCCGCTTCGATGCTTGTTTTGGCTTCGACTTTTTGCGATTCTACCAAAACTGCAAATCCATCTTTAATCAATTTTTCGCCCAAATCTTTAGGTACAAGGCCCGAATGGCCAGCATTATAAGCCATTCGGTACTTGCCTGTAGGCGATTTGATAAATTTGATTTTTATCAAGTCAGCCATTAATATGGTTTTTTTAGCGTGATTCTATGAGTATAAATAGCGGATTGCGTTCCATCTCCTGTAATTATAATTCGCTGTCTTACACCGTAATTATCGCCATACATATCCGTAATTTCACCATCAGCATCAACTGAATCCGTTGCAATTGTGTACCATTCATCTCCACTCAATGCGTTAGATTCCTGAACTGATAGAGTTAAATCAATTGTACCTGATTCTTGAACACCTTTTACAGTATGGTTATACTTCCAAAAGGAATACAACAAAGGACTAATTGTGATAGTGTCAGCCTCTGTATCTGTAATCGTGTCAGATGCCGTAGTTCTGTAAATCTCGTACCCGGCATCAAATTCGGAATTTCTTGCCGCAGCAAAGATTAGGGATGCAGTCAAAACGACTGCACCACCAAATAACATTAATTTATTCATTTCTTTATTCATTTTTTGATTAAATTCCTTGAACAACTGAAGCATCTTTCATAGCCGAGAATGATGCTGCGTGTCTTACCGCTACATCCCACCAGCTATTAACTACCAATGTAACAAGAGCATTTTTCGCGCTCGTATATGGATCTATCACGAGGTCTATTCCGGCCCAATTTCCTATTATGAGTTCGCTGAAATTTCCGAAAATAATTGCGTGAAGGCTGCTTCCGTTTCCTTTAGTTAAATCAGAAGGAACTAAAGTTGAAACTCTTGCTCTGTATCCATTTAATTGTCCTTCGCCCGCTTGTGCGCCGTCAACAAAAATAAATTGTGCAGTATTGTTCGCCTTTTCAGCGGTTTTTAAATACCCTCTTACGCCCGGAGTAGTCAAATATGCCAAGTTACCGAAATCCGCATTTGCGCTCGCAACATCGGTTTCTAATTCGATGATATTTGCAAATGTTGGGTTCGCTCCGTCAGTACCTCCGGCAACATCTCCAATTCCAGTTACATTAAGAATACCTTCAGGTTGGTTACTTGATCCGCTCCCATTAATTGCCGCAGTATCAACAGCGTTTGCAATCGCAATTGATAACCTCTGTCTAATCATATTTTCCACATCAATGGTAGATTGTACCATTAATTGTTTTGATATGTCAGTAAACGCTCCTAATCTGTTAGGCGACATTTGGATTCTATCAAAGGTTGGAGAGGTTTCATCATTAGCCGTGTTTTCTCCTTCCCATACAGCCGTAGCGGCAGCATCGTTTCTTGGAAAATCGATATTAGATGTTAATCCAGTTAAATAGGTAGCACCTAATGATTCGGTTACCAACCTTGGATCTAAAAACGGAATTAATGCGCCTACTTCAGTTTGGATTGTGAATCCACCTTGGGTAGTAGTTCCAGCCGTCATATCCCTCTTTGTACCCGGCGTTCTCATCAACATCTTCGGAATGGTCAAATTCCCATTTGGAGATACACCAGCTGCTCTTGCTTCTGCAACACCTTCTTGGTGCATTTCAGCTGCAATACCTTCCAATCTCCTTCCCTCAACCAATTGAGTGATTGCGCCATCTTTTCCGGTCAACCTAAACTCAGTAGCAATCTTTTCTTCTTCACTCTTTTTGCTAACATTTCTTCTCGCATCCTCATTAGATTTTCTTTTGGCTTCTTCGTTAGCTTTTCGTAATTCTTCAGCCTCAATAAAAGATTCGCGCTCGATAGATTTGTTTAAATCTTCGGCTCTTTTGCTCAATTCATCCCATTTGTTGTTCATTTCATCGGTAAACTCGTTACCACCTGCAGATCTGTGTAGTGCTGTCATTTGATCCAGCACTTCAGTCCTTGCCTGACGTAATTCATCAGATTTTTTCATAATTAATTAGAATTTAATTTTAATAAATATAAATCACGTTGCTTAACCGCATCCGTGCTGGAATTTTCTTCCTTTAATTCTTTGTTTTTTATTTCATTAATTTTTCGTGCCTGTACGCTTGTCGATTCATAAGCCGGAAACGTAACCGGAGCAACATCGTATAGTTTTTTAATTTTCTTGATTGTACGGTAAACGGTATCGCCTTCTTTTCGGTACTCGTCATCTTCAATTGTAAAAGCAAATGAGGATTGAGATATATCGCCTCTTTTGATAGATTCATACATATCTCTACCAAATTGAGTATCTGGCATATCTACTTCATACATTAATCCTTTTTCGTCCACGCTCAATCTTAAGGTATTAGCAGAAGTTCTGCCTAATACATAATTGCTATCGTGGTTGAATAAGGCCCTAACATCGCTCATATCTGTATCAGAAAACGCATCCCTATCAATATATTCGATGAATCCGCCTATATCTCCGCTCCTTTGATCAAACGTGGCCGCATATCCGCGTATGGTCCTTTTATCATCCTCATTCATCGCTCTTAATTCTAACCCTAATGTCCTAATTTCCTTTTCCATTTATTTTGGATTTATGTTTTCTTTCGAATTTGAAGCCAATGGCATTCCGTATTCATCGCCACCTTCGTAACCGTTCATTCCTTCTTTTTTTCTGATTTCGTTAGGGTTAAAGGCCCGGATATTATACATAGTTTGATAAAGTCGCGCTCTCGAATCCGTATCACCTTGCAACAACCCATCCAAATCAAATTTTACAAAGGTTTTACCCCATTCGGCTTTTGGAAACAATTTTGAGTTAAACTCGGACTCAATTCGCTTACACCAGCTCCTTAATGTGTATTGAACGAACATCCGATTGAGTAGTTCTGAATTGCCAAAGGTTTCGGATTGGCCCAATAGAGTAACCGGTACGCCCGTAATGTTGCTAATATCTGTAATGGTTAGCCTTCTGGATTCTATGTCGTTGGCATCAACCCCTTTTCCTGTCGTTTTATATTTTACACCATTTGATAGTAGCGCAGTTTTTCCGCTGTTGTCTGGTCCTTGGTAGTTTCTATTCCAACTCTCCTGAATTATATCCCTTTGTTCTTTTGATAGTGCTTGTTCCGTTTCTAATACCCCTCCAATCTGCGCCCCATTTCCATAGAAATTAGCTCCGTGCTGGATTTCGGCGATTCCTCTACCAAGTGTATCCTGTTGGTAATCGATTACGGATTTTCCAACAATTCCATCTTCGGAGTACATCCGTAAGTGAATTATGTCTGATGCTGGTATGGTTTCTTTATGTTCGTGGACATAATAAAAATATTCACCTTCAATTTTAAATTGCTCCCATTCCTCGGTAATTAAATGTAATCTATCAATATTACCAGTTGAATTAGTCATTATATGAATCAATGCGTTTCCACCTTTGTATTTGGAAGAACCTGTAAATAGTTGACGCACCAACGTTTCAAAATAGGTGAATTTGTCGCGAGTTGGCTCTGGCCGGAAGTTAATTAACGGATATAATGGATGATCTACCGCTTCTTTAATATTTCCGTCTGCATCTTTTGTGAAAACCGAAAATGGCAAGGATGCGATCTGCTCTGACAAAATTGTAATCGCCCTGAAATACGCTGGAATCGCTTGTGATGTTTTCCAGTTTACGGATACCTTTGCTCTTGACGCTGAAAATAAAACGGTTTGCCAAGTTGACCAATCTTTAGCCGGTCCAATTTTGGAGTAAATG